AAAGGGCAAACAGGCGAAGAGTTAAAAGAAACAGCTCCTTTTGGATTTGCGTTAGGTGTTGGTAATAAATTTGCTCAACAAGTTACTTCAAGATTATTAAAAAGTAAGTACGTAGCGCCACCTATGCAAAAGTTAAATAAATACTATACAACAAGTCTTGCTACAGAGCAGGTAATAGGTGCTAGCACAGGTTCTACTGTTTATCACTTTGCTCTAGCTGTAAACGATACAGATTATTTTAAAGATTTGGTTTTAAAAGATCAAGATGATCCTAATTCTTATTATGGTGAAAAACTTATAGAAAGTTATCTTGCTGAGTTTGCTAAGCTAGGATTTTTAGGTATTGGTAGAAAAGCAGGTGGCGCAACTGGTATTTTTGATGCTGTGAAAAGAGATATAGCTACTTTTAGAGGTAGAACTGTTGAATCAGAAAGATCAGCTAAAATACTAGGTGTTGATCACAAAGAAATAGACACATTAAATGAAAACGCGGAAAACAATATAAATGAATCATTTAATAAAAAATTAAAAGAAGCTGAAGATAAACGAAAAAACAATGAAATAACTGATAAAGAGTTTCAAGTAGAAAAATCAAGATTAGAACTAAGCAAGCTTACTCTTGAAAATAGATTATCTATTAATCAGTTTAAACAACAAATTGAAGCTGAAAAAACTAACAATAGATTTGTTGACAGTGAAGCTGAAGCAGCTAGAATAGCTGAAAAAATATTAGCTGGAGAAGATTTAACACCAGCAGAAAATACTAAGTTCTCTAGTATGAATATAGGCTACATGCTTAACGCTATGGGTGCTAGAGGTAAAAAAATAATGGGTGATCAAAACTTTAAAAATAGTTTTTTATACAGCCAAGCTAAAGCGCAGGCTATAGAAGAAGTTTTAAACTCTAGTAATTTAAAAACAGATTATAAAAGCGGCGAAAGAAAACAAGTATATGATCACGTTTTAAAAACTTCTAAAGTTTTAGATCAAGTTAATTTTTTAAAAGGTAAAGAAAAGTTAAGTGATAACGAAAAATCTAAACTAAAAGAACTAGAAGCTGAATATGAAAGCTTAACAAAAGGTGAAGAGTTTAGTAAAATAAATAAAATTGTAGAAGATTATACTACAAATAGATATGAAAAAGATATAGCTGTTGCTAGAGAAATATTAGTTTCTACAAAAGAAGGTAAATTAATAGAATCTAAAAACGTTGAAGAGTTTCAAAAACAATATGAAGAAGCTTTTCCTGAGTCTAAAATAAATGTTTCAGAAAGATTAGGTTTTTATAATCCTAATACTAGAGAGTTATATATAAATAGAAATGTAGCTATTAACCAAAGAAATATTACAACTGGTAAACACGAAGTATTACATTTTGTTTTAAGAGATGTTTTAAAAAATGAACAAGGTAAAGTAACGCAAGAAGGTATAAAGCTTATAGACGATGTAATGACAAAGCTTACGCCTGAACAAAAAAAGACTGTTCAAGACCGTATAGACGCAAACTATAGATATGCAGAAGATGGTAAAGAAAAAAATAAAGAAGATTACTATGAAGAATATTTAACAGTTTTATCAGAAAATATAAGTAACGGCGTTATATCTTTTAGTGAAAATTTAAGTAAACCTTTAACAAACTTTATACCTTTTATGAGAAGAAAAGGTTTAGAAAACTTAGAAATAGGTACAGAAACAGCAGAGCAGATGTTTAACCTAATTAAAAGTTATTCTAAAAACGAAGGTTTAGGTATAGAGGCTGCCAAAGCTGTATCAGAAGCAGCAAAAGGCACAACCCAAAAAGGTGAAGCTCCTTTTTCTAAAGAAGCTCCACTTGACGCTATAAATAAATTAATACCAGATAATATAAAAACTAAAACTAAATTTAATGAGTTTATACGTAATGAAAAATCAGCACTTAAAATAGCTCAAGCATTAGATACAAATGGTGTAATAAATAATTATATAAGATCTAGACAGGAAAATAAAGAGCAAGGTGATAAAATGCTTGATGAAGTTAGGCTTCGTGTTTTTAATTTTGATCCTGAAGCAAAAAGAGCTGATGGTACTGTTGTTGGACCTGAAGGTTTTGGAGAATCAATATTTGCTAATACTAGATTTGCTAAAATGGTAGCTTCTAAACAATTAGCACAAGAAAGTGAACAAAGAAAACAACAAACTCGTATAACTAAAGAAACTGAACAAATAATTGCTGACAATAAAACAGCTAAAACAGAAGCTACAGCAAAACCAGATCCACTTCAAATTAAAGTTCAAGATTTTACAGGTGTACCTAAAGATTTATCAATAAAATCAAATATTAAACCTAATTTAAATTTTGGTCAAGTTAGTAAAGAATATGGTATTGAAATAGCTGATCAGGTTTTTGGACCTGGTGTTGGGGCTAAAATAATGAAAGGCGAAAAAAATCTTGTTGGCGAACCAGCTAGAGCAGTGCAACAATATTATGCTAAAGGTAGAAATTTAGAGTTAAGTTTAAAAACTTTACCAGATTATAATGTATCACCAAAAACATCTAAAATAGGTTTAGAAACTTTAGATGTTTCTATGGATGTTCAAGGTAGATCTATTAAGCTACCTGGTAGATTTTTAGATTACTTTATGGAAGACTTTGTAGATCCAACAGGTGTAATGACAACTCCTATAGGCAGAAGCAAAGGTAAATCAACTCAACCATTTGTTAAAAAATTAAAAGAAGAGTTTTATAAAGTTACTCCTGAACTAGTTAAAAAAGTTGGGAAAGATATTGGTATAACAAAACCTGGTGATCCTAATCTTATTGTAGGTGCTGAAACAAGAACTGAAATAGGTGGTATTTTAAAAGGCATGGCTAAAGTTGACATGATGAAACTTGCCAACATACAATACAGAACACAAAGAGCTGAACAAGGGGCTGGTAAACAAGAACTTGCAGACGCTGCTGCTGGTAAACGTGATGCTCAATTTAGTGAAGAAAAGCTTGGTAAAAAAGCTTCGATAGAAAAATTAGCAGGTGGTAAAATTGAAGCTACAAAAAATAAAACAAAAGCTCAAGTACTTGAAGAAGGTTTAGATAAAATAATTAACAATGATCCTGAAATGGGACTCGTAATGAATGCTTCTAGTTTATCTCCTCTTGGTAAAGATCAAAGAAGAGGAGCACTTATAGTTAGTGAAGGTAGCGATAAAATAACAACATTAAAACAAATAACTTCTGGTGAAATTGTAGTAAATAATTTTCAATCAAGAGCAGAAAAAAAAGCAGGTAAAAGCATAAACGCAATTAAAAAAGAAAACCCTGATATTGCTATTGCTTTAAGAGGACAAAGTAAATATGATTTAGATAGAAATTTTGCTACTAGAGAACAACATATAGAAGGCAATATAAAACTTATTGAAAAATTTGAAAAAGCTTTTAAAATAGATCCAATAGCTACACAATATTTATTATATAATCAAAACGCTAATTTTGCTGCTACTAAAAACATGGCTCAAATGATAGGTATAGAGTTAGGTATAGATATGAAGTTTGTTAGAGAAGAACATATGTTACAACATGGTAGTTTTGTTGAGCTTATGTTTGAAACATTTAGCTTGAAAGGTGAATCTAAAAAAACCGCTCAAAGAAAATTGGCTGAATTTTATATTCAAGTTGCTTTAGAAGGAAAACAAAAAGGTCTTAAAAGCTCAGAAAAAATTATTGATGGTATTTATGTAACAAATAGATTTACTGGTGAAAAAGCACCTGTATTTAAATCACAATTTGAATTACATCGTGTTTTTAGAGAAGCTTGGGATAAAGGTAAACAAACAGGTGATTGGAGTAAGCTTCCAAATCCTGGTATTCTTAGATCTTATAATGAATATTTTTACTTAAATTCTAATAAAATAACAAGAGAAGGTGTTACTGACGCTAAAAGATATGATGTTGAAGTTGATAAAAAGTTTCAAAATAGACCTGATGTTGTTTCAAAACAAGCAGAATTAATATATTTACAAGAAATAGGACAAATGTCATCTAAGGTTGCTAATAAAATTATTAATGAATATGTTAATAAACTAGCTCCAGCTAAATTTTCTATTGCTAAAAAATCAAATAAAAATCTACCTAAAGAACTTAGATTTACTGAACAAAAAAGTTTAAATGATATTGTAAGGTTTACTGAAAAACTAGATAAAGCAATAAGTATAGCTAGAAATCCTAACGCGCCTAAAAAAGGTATAAGTGTTTTTGATTTTGATGATACTCTTGCTAGAACTAAAAGTAAAGTTAGATATGAAATGCCTGATGGAACTGAAGGTGTTTTAAATGCTACACAATTTGCTAAAGAGTCTAGTCGTTTAGAAAAAGACGGCGCTATATTTGATTTTAGCGATTTTAATAAAGTTATAGGTGGTAAAAAAGGACCTTTATTTGAGTTGGCTCAAAAACGCGAAGGTAAGTTTACTAATAAAGATATATTTGTATTAACAGCTAGACCACAGTTATCAGCCGCGCCTATACACATGTTTTTAAAATCACAAGGTTTAAATATACCTATTGAAAATATTAAAGGTTTAGAAGATGGTAGTCCGCAAGCAAAAGCAAGATGGATTATTGGTAAAGCAGCTGAAGGTTATAATGATTTTTATTTTGCAGATGATGCTTATAAAAATGTTAAAGCTGTTCAAAAAGCTTTAAATATAATAGATGTTAAGTCAGATGTTCAACAAGCTAGATTTAGTAAAACAAAAAATTTAAATAAAGATATAAATTCAATAATTGAATACGCTACTGGTATAGGTAAAGAAAAAACCTATAGTAAAGCTAAAGCTGAAATAACTGGTAAAGGCAAAAAAAACTGGTCTATATATATGCCTAATAGAGCTGGTGATTTTTATTCTCTTACAAACGCTTTATTAGGTAAAGGTAAAAAAGGATTAGAAAATAGAGAGTGGTTTAAAGAAAACTTATCAAAACCTTTTTCAAGAGGTGATTTAGCTTACCAAACAGAAAGAAGAGTTAAAATGGCTGATTATTATGCTATTAAAAGACAATTAAAAGATGCTGAATACGAGGCTGGTTTATTGAATATGTTTAGAAAAAATCCTTTAAAAAAACCTTTTGAAAAAGGTAGTAAATGGACTAACGAACACGCTGTTAGGGTATATAATTGGAATAAACAAAATATTTTACCTAAAGATATATCTAAATCTGATGTAAAAAAATTAGTAGATCATGTAAATAATAATCCTAAGTTAAAGTCTTTTGCTGAAAATTTAATAGAAATAAATAAACAAGATGGGTATCCAGCTCCTAAAGAATTTTGGGTTAGTGAAGGTATAACACAAGATATGTTAACTGGCGGAGAAAATGTTAGTAGGAAAAGACATATGAAAGAGTTTATTGATAATGCTAATATTATTTTTAGTCCAGAAAATTTAAACAAAATGGAAGCTGCTCTTGGTCCAACATGGAGAAGAGCTATGGAAGATGCTATAGAGAGGATGAAAACTGGTACTAATAGACCTAGTTGGGGAAGAGGTAACAAATGGGAGTCTGATATACTTGATTTTATGAATGGTTCTATTAGTGGTATAATGTTTTTAAATGTAAGATCGGCTATATTACAGCAAGTATCTATACCTAATTATATAAATGTTACTGATAATAATCCATTTAAAGCCGCTAAAGCTTTTGCTAATTTTCCGCAGTTTGCTAAAGATTATGTAAAACTTATGAATGATCAGTGGTCTAGAAACCGTAGAGATGGTTTAAGATATAATATACAAGAGTCAGAGATAGTAGAAGCATTATCAAGGTCAAAAAACAAAGGAGCTGCAATTATTGATTGGGCTCTTAAAAAAGGTTTCGTATTAACTAAATATGCTGACTCACACGCTACTGCTTTTGGTGGAGCTAGTTTTTATAGAAATAGATTAAATACTTACAAGAAAAAAGATTTATCTGAAAAAGAAGCTGAAGAAAGAGCTTTAGAAGACTGGAGAGAAATGTCTGATGCAACACAGCAAACATCAAGAATGGACAGGGTTAGTCAAGAGCAAAAAAGTGTAGCAGGTAGATTAATACTTCCTTTTAGTAGTGTTCAATTAGCTTATGGTAGAAGATATATTGATGATCCAGCTAGAGATTTAATTAATGGTAGATACGAAGGTTTAATAAAGGGTGAAAACTCTGCGCTTAAAAAAGTTGGTCAAATAGTATATGGTACAGTTCTTCAAGGCGCTTTGTTCCATGCTCTACAGCAAGGTGTATTTAAAGTTATATTTGAAGATGGTAATACACTTGATGGTGAAGAGCTTGAAGTTGCAAACGCTACTTTAGATGGTATATTAGTTGGTATGGGTATAAGAGGTAAAGCATATGCAACATTTAAAAACTGGTTAATTAAATCTTATCAAGAGCTACAAAAAGATAATCCAAAACTTAGAGATACAACTTCTGAATTATTAAGAGTATCACCACCTATTGATAAAAAATACAGACAAATAAGAGGTGCGCTAGCAACGCTAGACTATGATATGGATGAAATGAGTGAAGTAAGTTTGGATAACCCAGGACTTGC